AACTTCTCTCCTATGTCAACAAAAGATTGACGTTGCATAGCCCCTAACTCCTCAGCTGTTGCATAATTACCACACACCTCAGTCTGCCATTCATCATGAGGCCATGTGACAAGCTTAAAGTCTATCTCTTTATCCTTAGCCTGACGTACCCACTGTAGTGCTGAGTGTTTCATGATGACAGACTCACCATTCTGCAGCATACCTGCGAGTGTCTTATGTTCAGATGGTACTAGAACCTTACGTCCATCCATACCCTTGAACCAACCACGTTTAGCTATGTGTGGTATAACTTTCTTCTTTAGGTTAGCAAGCCCTTGGATTGATTGCATAAAGTTCTCAACACATTGGCTTGCCTCACGTTGATTGACACGTAGTATCTGAGCTATCTTAGCTGTACCTGCCCCTAGTAAAAATGCATAGATGAAAGTCTTAGCATCATCTCTTGTTATGTGTGACATACCTAATGCTTTCTTGTTCAGGTTGTGTATGTCAGTCTCGTTCTCTTTCTTACCTGACACAATAGCATCCACATATTCTTCTGACTTCATTAGATGTGCAAGTACTCGCAGCTGAATCCCTTCAGCATCCGTACCCACTAGGTAGTTACCTTTCTCGACACCCCATAAGGCACGGAACTGTCCGTCATACCTAGCCTTAACTTCCTCAACAGCTGACTTAGGTGTACCATGAAACTCAGATGGTATGTTAGCTTGGTTAGGTGCTGAGTGAGCCATACGTCCTGTCCATGCACCAAGATGGGTGAACCTGCCATGTATACGGTGGTCATCACCACAATGTCCTAGCCATTCAACCAACGATGATCTCCTACCTTCAAGTGTCAACCACTCAGCTAATCTTTTACCACCTGCAGGTGCTTCATCAGGCAGTGTCTCAAGGTTAGCCTCAGATAATGTCCAACCATAACGTGCAAACTTATCTCCACGATCTTTGTTTTTGTTCTCTTTCATACTGTATGTGTCCCTTTGTTTTCTCGTATGGCTGCCAACCAGCTTCCCATAGTCTTTCTATTCTCATCTTAGGTGATGCTGGATTAAACTCTATCCAATCGTAGCACACTAAGTCGGGTGGGTTAACTGACCAATCAACTGTTGTCTTAAAGTATTTCTCTTGTGCTTTCTTTACACTTGCCATCGTAGTACCATCCTGTTTCTTTCGGTACTTAATCCTGTTCACCTCTTCTAATTGTGGTGGGAAATCACGTTGGAAACTTTCAGTTAATTCTATCATGCGTAGCTCAACCTCATCCAAGAGGTGTTCAGCTTTATCTTTCTCGAAGTAGAACCCTGCATCTGTCATCTCTTCACATAAGATTTGTATGTCATGTTCACACTTGATGGCATCCTGTAGATCAGGGTCAAAGATACTAGACTTAAACTTATTGTATAGTCTAACTGTAACCTCAACATCCTGATGACAATAGTCAACCATCTCTTGTGTCAATACTTCGAACTGATCAAACCCAATCTTAAACTCACCTAGTCTTTGACCCCATGCCTTGAGACTGTGACCACCCTTGATGCTGTAGTCTATAAGCCTTGACATGATCAATGTGTCAATGACATCACTTGGGTTAATCAGGTTAGGTTGTAACAGTCTGTTGATTACTTTAACATCGAACCCTATCCCATTGTGAAATATAAACTTATCTGTCTGTTGACACAGTAGAAAGAAAGCTTCTCTTTCCTCAGGTATTGTACATACATTAAGGAACTGATACTTCTCATTGGTGTCAACATCCTGAGCACAGATGACATGTATCTTAGTAGCATCCAATGCGTCAGTCTCAATGTCCATTGCTAATATTTTCATTCGTAATCCCTGTCTTGCCATGTAGCCCACAAGCATAGTGTTAATTCCCAAGGCCAAAAGATAGCTTTAATACGCATTGCTGTGGAATCTCTTGGTGCTTCGAGTATTATGTGTATTGTATTCATAAGCACGTAGTGATTAACAACACCCAAGAAATATATACTGGCTGTTATGTATACCAAAGGATCATATTCTAATAGTTCTTGCATCAGTACTCTCCATATTTTTCTGACAGAGTAAAGCTATCTGTATTGAAAGTCAACTGACCTGCATATCCTGTCGGTCCAACTGGTCTGTTCTTTGTGACAAGAAGCTTGGTTGTATTTCTTTCATCAATATCTTCTGACATCTTATCTCGTTGTAACTCAACAACAACTGATGCTCTTTGCTCTATCATACGGCAGTACTTAACAGCACCATCATCATTGGTATGTCCGATTGTCACAATGCCAACGCCTAACTCAGCAGCTAACTTAGATAACCTTACAGATAGATCAGCTAGGAATTGTTCTTTGCTTTCATCACCACCCATGTTAGCTGCAATATCTTGGATAGGTTCAAAGAATATATACTGAACACCACATGCTTGTGACAAATACCTGATGTGTCCTAGTATATCTATAGGATCATCCTCATCATTCAAGAAAAACTGATATAGTCTCTCATCTTTAGTTAGCTTAACGATAGCATCATGTACTTTCTGTTCAGCACTTGCTTGTGCTATCAAATCTTTACGTGTCAGGTTATCCTTTAGTTCATATGAAACCAACCCTAACAATGATCTAAGTTTTGTCTCTTCCATATGCCAAGCTGCAATGCTTATCTCAGGGTGCTTGGTAAGTATGTGGTACTCTAAGTATCTCATGAACTCAGTCTTACCTATGCCTGTCTGTGCCTTGAACAAGGTGAAGTGACCCTGCATCAGACCCATACATAAGTCATCGAACTCTTGTACCCCTGTCTCAACATACACATGGCTCTCACTATTGTTGTACATCTTAAGGAACTGATCTGATGTATTGATTATGTTCTCAGGTGTATACTTCTTAGCATTGAACCATGCATTATAAAATTCATTACGAGCACCTGCCTCTAGGAACTCATTAGCATCTTTGTATTTGTCATGTTGTACCCTGTATACTTTGTTAGGGTATAGGTTAGCTATCCTTTGTGCTACAGCATTCCCTTGATCATCATGTTCAATGGATAGTATGATCTTCTCGAATGATCCTAACCAATCTGCAGCTTTAGTCCAAAGTTTATTCGATGGTGTAGCTGATGGTAGTGACACAAAGGCTGATGAATACTTAGCTGAGTTACACATTTGGTATGCTGACATAGCATCTAGTTCACCCTCAGTTATGGTGACAATCTTACCTGACCCTGCGTTCCAATGGTTCATACCAAATAGTTCATCTGACTTAAGGTTGGTAGCTCTAAATTCTTTTGGGAAAAATCTAGTCTTTATGCCACCTGAAGGGTATGGGTACTCTTGCTTAACTTCTTTACCATTGCTGTCAAGGTATGTCTTAACACCATAGAACTGCATTGTCTCTCTGCTTATTGATCTTACTGACCTGTATACTGATGTTAGTACCTCGGTAGGTACAGGTTTAATCTGCGTTTGTTGTGGGTTCATATCCCATCCATCCTTTTGCTCTTGCCCCATTACAGGGTATGTTTCTTCTGCCCACTCGAACTTACTGTCTTTAGTCCTAGGGTAAACTCTTTCGCAGCTATGACACCTGCCTGAGCAGCTCTCAGTATTGTAGCTGAAGGCATCTGTGCTGCCACAGTCCTCATATGGACATTCCTTATGGCTTAACCAGTTACTCATAATATTTGATCCCAATAATCTTGTGTAAACATATCTAAAATGACCTGTATTTCTTCAGGTGTCAAGGTGGTAAGCTTAACGATCTCTCTATCTTCGTTATCGTATAGTTCTGTGATAGCAAACTCTGGCTCTTGATCTACAATGAACTGGTGTTCATCCCAGTAGCCAGAACCGTCATCCCAAACCTGTCCAAAGACTTCGAGTTCTTGCTTGCCTCTTCTTATGTATGCTCTGTAATCCATTTAATTTATTTTCCCTCTTGACAGATTAAATAATGTTGATACCCTAGGGCTTGTCCCTGACAAGGGTTCTATAGGTTAATTACGGTATGTCTTACCACCATTAGTTAAAGATATAAGATACTCTTTATTCTCTTGCTTCTCGTGGTCAGATATTTCTTTATCCAACCACTCAGCATCGTCTATCTCTTTGATTAATTCATTGTGGTATCTATGTAATGGTTTAGATTTAGTCGTCATCATCATCACCTTCTATATCACAAAAGTATACAGCAAAGTTACCATCACCTAAATCTTCTATAGCTTCAAAGGATGCATCACCATTATAAATCCAATCATAAAATTCTTGCTTATCCATTTTCTCTATCCTC